TTGAGTGATGGATAGCACACAGGAATGTCCTGTTACTTTATCATCGAATCGTTCCGTGAATGGGTCGAAGCTAACGCTCGTTTGGATGCTTACATCCTCCGTGTGAAGCTGGCGAAAGTAGGCCACGAAATCCAAGAGGATTGAAAGCGTATCAGATAGCACCTCCTCCTCGTTCTCCTCTCCTGGAAGTACTCGGTCCATTGCCAGCAGTCGGATATTATAGGTCAATGTTCGCTCAGTTACTGATGCACTCTCTTCGATTGCCCAAAGAACGAGATAATCAAGCTCCTTCGGTTGTATCTCCCACACGTCTCCCTGACCGTACTGCTTGATCTGAAGATGAGCGTTGGCCTGAGTTTCGATCAGATTGAATATTTCGTTTAGCGTGTACATACTTCTTCAGCTTCTGCTGATTCTTAATGCTTGCGTTTATACTCATACTTATCTTCTAAGCTCATAACCTTCGGTCTATTCCCCAAGAACATTCCGGTAGTATAGGTTCTCGTGTCGGGTTGTATCACATCGAGTCCACTCTCAGGATTTCGGTATGCTGGATAGTCTGAGTCATTCTCAAGTAGGAAGTTGACCAATCTCTCCGTATACCACTCAGCCTTATCCTTGTACTTCTGAGATATGAAGTTGATCTCGTCAAGAGATGCCGTAGCACTATTCTCAGAGCTCTGCTGCATTAGTCCTTTATTCAAGAACTTGTAAGAGATAGCAGAAGGAGCTTCAGCCTGTACCCAGTACAAGAGCATCGGCTGAATGTAGTCATTGAGCAGAGTAGTGTTTTCCGTTGTCAGAGAGCCTCCAATGATCTGAGTCTTGAGCTGGTCATATAAAGTAGTCCCGAGCTTCGGCTGCAAGTGAATGTCTTGGCAGAGAATGATAACAGGCCGAATAAACTTGAAGTCTATGTTTTCGTGGAGGAGAGTGTTGTCCTTCACAAATGACTCTGAAATGAATAATACGTTCGCCATCTTATCTCTTAGCTTTTACAACGACTTGCTTCCATTCGTGTCGGCAATGATAGTTCTTGCCCCACCAGCCACCTCCTCGCTGCCATACGTTCCTGTCCTCCTTCACTCCCATACTGATTATCTGCTCAAGGCTCCAGGTCTTATTGCCTCCGAGCTGGCCTTCCTTTTGGCGTTCAGTTGACTTGACTACTCCAGCAGTCTCTTCACACAATTCTTTGCAGAATGTTCTTGTTGTAGGAATTACCAACTTAGTTCCAGCGTTGTCTCTCAAGCCGTATACATATCGAAGCTCGAACACCTCCTCCATTGGCTTCACATCTTTAATGATCTTCTTACCTTGAGGAGTGACCTTCACCACCCTCTGAGAAGCATCGAGCACATCATCAATATCAATCAGGATAGCGTTGGCTGCTGATAGAGTTTGCAGCGATTGCATGACCCTCTCAATTGATAGGTTGAGGATTCTCGCAATTGCAAGGAACGGAGTGCTTGGTTCTTTCTCAAGAATCTCAAGGATAGCTGACTCAACTGGACCGAGCTCGCTGAACCAATATTTTAGCACTTCAGCCTCTCGGATTTTAGCCTCTTCTTTGGTTTGGTAGTCTGCAAAGTTGAAGCTCCTTCCTTCGCTCGTTACTTCGTAATCATCAGAGCCAGCCTTTAGCAGTTGCTCAAGGTATTGCTCGCGTTCCTCCTCGAAAGCGTGAGAGCATACATCTGACCTCATCTGAGCAGCCACAGGCTCGGGAATCTCTTCTCCTGATACCGTGGCTCTTGCCATCTCAGGAGTGAATCCATAGAGCTCTGTAAGCACTTGAATAGCTGAACCAGCCTCGACAAGTCCTTGCTTAACATTCTGAAGCAGAGTGATGATTCCTGAGACTCCGCCAACTGAACCCTTCAGAGCAGCCTGTGCATCCTTTGCTTTGCCATCTTCTCCAGCATCTTCCTTCTCGATTACCTCAAGGCCGACCTTCTCACGGATCTCGTCATTTGTCATAACTGATACCACCGTTGCCTCAGAGAATTGTACAGAGATAGGCTCAGTATCCTTAATATAAAGACATCCATCCAAGCCTTGAAGAGCTGCAAGTTCGTTGAATACCCTCTCAATAAACTGCTGCCTGTTGTTCACATAGGTATTTTGAAAAAGCTCGAACGAGTCAATCAGTTGAGTCCTGGAAGTGAACAATCCATCCTCCTTGATTCCAAAGAGTGCTGGATCAACAACCTGATGTCCAGCGTATATCTCCTTCTGAACGGTTCTGTTCAGTATGTCGAATCTTTTATCAAAGTCGTTACCGTTGAGCTGCTGAATCTCTGCTCCTCTATCTCTTGAATCTGAGAAGTTGAGAACAATAGAGTTCGCATTGTCCGTATTGGTAAACTTGTCCTTGATCTGCCTCTCAATCTCTTCCTGTTCCTCCGGAGTTGGTTCTCCGTTGTAGAAGTTTATCAGAGTGCCTCCCATGAACCCGTTGTGAATCGAGTTCAGATGGAAGTTAGCAACCTCGACATCAAGCTCGATATACGCAGTTGAGCCTAAGTATGTCGGAAGAGGATAGTACTTGCAATCAGGAGAGTATCCTTTAACGTAGAGGAGCTGCTTGCCTTGTGGCTCTTTCCAGTTGAAGGCATCTATCTTCTCAACCACAGGATTATGCTTGCTCCAATCTTCTGAATAATAGTAACAAGAGCCGTCCTCATTGCTACGATAACGAGCAAAGTCAGCATGGTAGATCGCGGCTATTTTATCATTGAGTTGATTGTAAACAATCTCTAAAGCGAAGCCATTGTATAGCTCGTAATCCATCGCAACCTTCTCGAGGATGTCATCTAATGACTCATACTGGTTCGGATGCTTGATGAACTGCTGAAGCTCTGCAAGTCTGAACGTGCTCAGATTCTCATCCTTGACCGCCCAACCCTGACCAACCACATAGTCCTTCTTGGAGTTGATAATCGCGTGGTTCTTTGCGCTCCTTCGGTAAAGGTCAAGAAGATACTCAGGATAACGGTTTTTCCATTGCCCTTCCGTACCGAACATGATCCAGTCCTTGCCTCTCTGCTCCTTAAAGTCAGGAACTTTCTGAGCTGCAAAATTTAGTATTGAGATATTATTCTCCATAGACTACATAACTTGAATTGCCTCCGGAATAGGTCGGAGTCGAGCTGACCGTTCCTGTAACTTTTACGATTCCTTGCTCAAGCATTGTCAGTCCCGTAGGATCAACATTAGAGGAGGAGGAGTTCGCATAAACATAATATCTCCATTGTCCCTCATTCGAGAGCTTTATCTCTCCATCTGCTGGAGTCGGAGTTCCTGTACCAACCTCGGTCAGAGTGAACTTGTTGAATCTCTCAGGATAGGAGCTTGCATCTTGCGCAATTGCGTAGACCACTCCCTCCGTAGTGTCGCTCTTGAACTCGAAGAGATAATAGGTAGCACTCCCCTTCTCCGTAAGAGTGACCACCACCGTGTTAGCAGTATCTTGAGTGATGTTTATCAAACTGCAAGAACTACGAGCTCCACATCACAAGCTGCACCGTTCGCCTGAGCCTTGATGTCATCAATATCCACAAATGCTGAGAACGAGCCAGCAGAGCCGTCAACGTCCATTGAGCCATCGGATAGCATAAAGGTTGAGCTTGCCAACACCTTCACGTCAGCAGTCTCAGCTCCGGCCTTCATGAAACGTACGCGAATCCAGTTGCTATCATCAAGATTTGTAATACGGATGTATCGGATGTTTGATCTTACAAATTGACCTTTACCGTTTGAAGTATCAAGATCAATCAGGCTTGTCTCTGCTGATGAGCTCACCTCCATCACTCGCCTGTCCATTTCTGAAACTGAAGAGATTGTTCGAGTATGAGTCCCTCCGCGATCTACTCCTCCAAGTGAGATGCTTTCCGTGATCGTTATGCTGGCATCTGATGCCGTAATAGTTGAGGCCATTAGTGTCTTATTTTAGGTAAGTAGCAAAGGAGCGAAATCGTGCCAATCAGAAGAAACTTCTCGAAATGTTTGGTTTTTTGGATTTTCCTTTAGAGGCCGTTTTCGTGCGTTCTAAGGAACTTTCGCCTTTTGTTAGTATAACCATACCAAAAGTTTGAGAAAGTAAAAAACCCAGTAAACATAGGGGATACAGAAGGTCACTCAAGAGCATAAAAAAAGAGCCACCCGAATCGAGCAGCTCTTCAAACGTGGAAAAAAAGACCTGATTATTAAAGCAGAATCAGAGTGCTAATTTAGTCAATTATGGATAGGTGGTTGAGCTCGTTACATCATCAGCAAGAGTCGCATCCGCTGGATCAAGTTGCAACATCGGAGCAGCCTCGAGTCCAGAAAGCGTGAGATTATAACCGCTTAGGTCCGAGTATGCAGTTCCGGTTGCTGATGTTCCAGCAGACACCTCGAGTCCAGTAGTGACTCCAACAACGAAGAACTTAGGAGTTTCATCATTGGTTTCAACGATGGCAACAAGTCTGTTCTGAGCGAGTAGCTTTATCTCATTTCTCTTGTCAGACTCCAGCTTACTCAAGACGATAGTCACCTCCGGAGTATAGTAGATTGAGCCGTTCTGAACATTCGAGTTGATTGTCTCAGTCAGAGAGCTTGTCTCCTTCAGTTGGTCGTACTTGAAGAAAACCGTTGAAGGAGTTCCCCAAGAGCTAATTTTACCGTTTGCTACTGAAGCATCAAGAGCTTCATACTCCGCAAGCGTTGTCAATCTAACTGACTTCACTCCACCGATAGCATCTTTGCAGTCAAGCGTGAATCCTGTTGTTAGTGCACAAGGCATATCTTTTTAGGTATTAAAGAGTGAAGGGAGAGACCGAAGCCTCTCCCGTTGAATCAGTTAATTATACGATGACCTTCGCTACCTCGCTCTTGTAAGCGATACCAACGCCCATCGTCCATTCCATCGCAACCTTAAACTTGCGATCATCCTGAGAGTACCAGCTCTCGATGTTGGTTGAATCTTCAGCCAAGTCCATTCCAAGGAATACGTTAGAAGAAGAGAAGCCTACTACTTTATCAGCAGTATTCAATCCGCCAACTCCTACAATCTCCATGTTTGTTCCAGGCATGATGATTCTCAAAGGATCAACATCAGCTCGGTCCATAGAACCTTGAAGAGCAGCACCAGCAAGAATAGAAGCGCCTCCGTTTCCATTCATAATCGCGGCCGATAACGCCCTGAACTTGTCTACCCCAAGATAGCACCGAAAATCATTCTGAGCAACCGCAGCAGATGGAGCTTCAACGTAGATACGCTCTACTGCCTCCACTACGTTGTTGATGTCGATTGCTCCTGTGATAGCAGAACCGAATGATCCGCCTGTTCCGTTGCAGTCTGTGAAGTTAGCAGCATCAATCAAGATGCCATCAAACATTGCATTGTTGCCTGATCCTGAAGTTGCATCTCCGTTCCAGATTACAGTCTCAAGTGAATCTTGAACCTTTGCAACAAGGTAGTTCGCGAACTGCTCCTCAAAAGGAAGTGACTCCTGATGAGTTCCGGCTGGCATCTGAGTTCTCCAGTAGTAAGCGTTAAGATCCTTTGGACAGAACTCCATGTTGATCTTTACTTGCTTGGCATCAATCGTCTCCTGAGTGAATGTGATGTCGTTGTCTCCCGAAGCATCGAAAGTACATCCTGAGCCATCTTGCATAGTGACATCAACATCCATCTTGTTGATTTTCGTTTCGCCCTTTACTCCAAGCTGAGGAGTAAGGAATCCAGCAGTTCGTCCCCCCACGAGACTGGCAGTCGCTAAATTAAACTGCTGCTCGTCAATATAGTCGGTTAAAGCCGTTAAGTCTAAAGCCATTTTTGAAAAGTGTTTTTTGTGTGTTTATTTTCTTGAATCCTTCATGGCCTCTCGCATCTTGTTAGCGAGTGCCGTGTAGTCTGTTCCTTTGCCGAATGGATTGCTCACCTTCTTAGCTGGAGATTCCTTCGGAGTAGCTGCCATCTTCTCGATGATGTCGGTAACAAGGCCAACTGCCTCAGTAACCTCATCTACCTTCTTTGCAGATGCGAAAGCAGCAGCATCTATCTCAGCCTTTACCAGCTCAGAAACTGCTCCGAGAATGTCTTCTTTGAATTTATCTGAGTCGAAGGCTGGCTCTGCTGCCATCTCCTCCTCTTTATCTTCTTTAGCTTCCTCTTCAACTTCCTCTGCTGGAGCTTCTGCCTCAAGTATCTCAACAATAACTCCGCCCTCTGTTCTGATTACCGTTCCATTTTCCAATTCGTGAGAAGCATCAGGAGCTGGAAGAGTCTCAGCATCCTCAGAGATAACCTCAACGGTTGCACCTACTTCGAGATTTGGTAAAATTCGCACGATAGTGCCATCCATGAGCTTCATATCCTCGAACTTGTGCTCCACTACCTCCTCGGTAGCTGGCTCAGTCTCAGGAGCTTCAGTTGTCTCAGGAGTTGCCTCCTCTGCAAAAAGTAGTTTTTTAATCTCAGGTAGCTTACCT